AATGCCGGCACATCCACTAAACCCCGTAATTACTGCAACCTCCGTATCATCAGCGACTAATCGCTTACTGACGGTACTATCATTGTAATTAGTAACATAATAATAGATATCGTTAAAGGCTATGCCACGAGGATTACTAAATCCCGTAATTACTGCAACCTCCGTATCATCAGCGACTAATCTCTTGCTGACTGTACTATTATTAAAATTAGTAACATAATAATATATATCGTTAAAGGCAATGTCGGCACATCCACTAAATCCCGTAATTAATGCAACCTGCGTATCGTCAGATATTAATCGCTTGCTGACGGTACTATCATTGTAATTAGTAACATAATAATATATGTCATTAAAGGCTATGCCAATAGGACTACTAATACTACCACCTATAGACCTAATATAAGTGTCCGTGTTTAAATAACCGCCTATCCTTCTATTTCTTTTTATCATACCACAATAAATTTAACTTTACCCCTTACAATAGTACACTCGTAACTATTACCACCCGTAAAAGTGGGATTACCCAAAGCCAATGTAATCCCTACCGGAAATACAAAGCTACCGCCCATCCCGTAAACAAATTTAAACATATACTCTGCCAGCGTTGGGGACGTTACCCCCGTTAATGTTATATTAACAGTAACGCCTACCGCTGTAGTGCCAAAATCTCGGAGAACGTTAGATGTTAGATTAACGGTTGTTTCTGCGCTCGTCCACGCTGTCAAGTCTTCCGTCCATCCACCGCCACCGCCTGCACCGTCCGCCAATAACACATTTAAAGCATCTTGATTGGTAGCGCCTAATAGTGGGGTCGATAATGACACGTTAGCCGATACAACCGTTCCACCTCCTCCGCCTATAATCGAAGCTTGCAAAACCTTTGTCCCAACTAATTTAGCAGAAGATATCCAAGTCCAATTATTACTTGCATATCTTACAATTATTTCGCCGATAAACACATATTCAGCTAGTGCGCTTGCTATATGACCAAGATTTACACTGCTAGGCGATATGGCTTGGATAGTTGCAAGCGTGGTGCTTGTCGTTTGTGGCTGTATAAAAATAAACCTATTTTTTTGACACTCCGCATCGGAAGTAACAGGCACAGCCATCACAAAAATCTTACCGTATGCGTTATTCCCAAACAACGTCTGTTGCCACCCGTCCCCGCCGGTAAACTGGTTATAATACGGTTGATTACCAGATAAGTTAATTATGTCGTCTGCATTTGTGGTTAAGTTTGCATTATTTGCACCATCCAAAAAAAGACGTGTATAGTTGCCCACTACCGTGATAGCTGGTAAACTTGTAGGCAAATCTTCATCGTTTATTGTTGCCGCACTAATTAACGGTCGCCTATTGGTTGCAACCGTGCTGTTAAGTACAAAACCGCTTAAATCACCGCCCGCAGTTAGATAAGTGCCTAGGGTCTCGTGAAACTCTTTGTGTGTTTGATGTTGCATTAACCCGTGACACTCTCTAATACAGAAATTAACCCCATCTCTATAAACTAAAGCTATTTGCAACATTGAAAACTCCCACGGAGCATTTCCCCATACGTAATTAGTGCCGTTATAATACAGAAAATAACTTCCATCATCTTCGCTATGAGCATCAGAAACCCACCCACTAACCATAGATGATATCAAATCCCCCTTAAAGTAGGCTTCTGTAGTTCCGGTTACTGTTACTTGTCTAGTCGTTGGATTATACGAAACGTCTACTAAGTGCGGATAACGAAAGCCTGTAGGCTCGCCGGTTATATCTGTTAACGATTTTAGCCAATTAATCGCGCCTACAACTGTTTTGCTTGCAGTGGTTAACTCGCTTATAACGTATGTTTTAACATTGTTTATCCAATTTTCAAACACTCTCAAGGCTGTCATTACCTTAGTATTTTCGGTGTTGCCCTCCGCTTCTAATTTTGAAGCGTAAACAATACCACTATCACCACCTAATAACTGCCAATCACCCGCCAGTATCTCGGTTGCAATATCTTCACTTTCAAATGCAATAGGTTCAACACTTGCTAATAGTAGATACTTTTCGTATTTTAATTTGTCAGGGTTATACCACATTACCTCCGAGCGCGCTTGAGTAAATTGACCAGCTACCCATAATGGAGTTCCACCGCCTGCACTTTTTGATGTTTCATTCCAATAGTCGTCATCACCTTCAAGGGGTGGTTGATTTCCTAAATTGTCATCAATTTTAGATGCAAATAAACGACCGTTAAACTGCACTAGATAGCCTTCGGGTAGTGGTATATTTTGCACGTCCTCCCAAAATGGTACGTTACTTTCTGCACCTCCTCCCGGTGTTTCGCCACTATCTATAAGCACACCTCCCTCACCAAAAATAGGCACGTTACCCGGTACTGCTGTAACTACCTTATCAACTTTTGACGGCACTACATTAGTTAGGTCAATCACTTCATTAAGTTTTGACCTAACAGCACCACCCCCCTCGCTATTCGCAATATGTTCTATCATTGTGTTTTTATTTTAGTCGTTTTTGCTCCGGATAAATTAAGACTTAAAGGCGAAACCACATAAGAGCCTCCACCCGTTGCAACCCCTGCCGATATCTTAACAAGTTCCGCGTTAATATCTAAAATTAATTGACTCATAGCACTATTAAGCGGTGTGTATTTAACAAAATTATCACCCGTTCCACCTACTTCAATCGTACCATCATTTCTCAAATATATATCTATTTTCTCCACGCCCGTTGAATCAGTCGCAAATATACGCCTTTCGCCCGGATTACATTTTTGATTAGTAGAAATAACGCCCAAAATTACAGAGTCGTCGGTTGCCGTTTTTGTATGTACCAAATCAGCATCTTTTACAGGACAACTATCATCCCCGTGTTGCCCAACTTGGTAGCTCGTAAACACGTCAATTTTTGACCTTACAAACACTTTTAGTATTCGCCTAGCCTTATTGATTGTAGCCTCGTTAAATTTCGCAATTCGTATCATTAACTAAATATGTTTTTAGGCTGATTTTCTGTAAATGTTTCGGGCATTACACACGTTAAAGTGGCTGTCCTACCCTCTGTATTTTCGGTTAAAACTACTTTTTGCACAAACCAATCGGACGGCTTCGACAAGAAACAACTTGGCGATTGAACTTTTATATAATGGTCTGGTTTAATCATTGTGTATTTTCGACCGTCAAACCACTCCCATCGGTCTGTATTTATGGTTAAAACGATAGATTTAAGTTCCCCAGATATTGCGTTTTCTGTTGCATTCTCTGTATCGCCTGCATCACCTTTTGACTGCTCTTTAACCAAAGGTCTGTATTGTCTTATTATTGGGTTTATTTTTTTGCTCTCACCTTCTAAACTACTGCCCACGGTTGACTCTCGTAATACTGACAATTCGCTGTGCATCCCTTGACCGTCAAAACCTATTTCCATATCAACGCTTGGCATACCTTCGCTGTATGTAGCTATTGATGCTGTTTGTGTTCGAGGACGTGCAATTCTAAGCGCACCGCCCGCCGTGTGCGTTATAATTAAATTACGTTGACAAGCTATTTCAGCTAAATATTCCGCTATCGAACCTTTGCCCTCGCTTGTACTTTTTTCGTACAGTTTAGTCCCGTTTTCAACTGCATCATCATCAATAACAACTGTTATTCCAAACGGCTTACATAGTCGTAAGCATATATCGTAAAGGCTTCTATTATTGGCTTCTAAAGGGTATTTATCAGTAGGGATTGAAACATCGCTTAATATACCCGTTTTTGAATATCCTGAAACCGGCACCAATTGATTAACCGCACTCGCTTTAAATTTGTGGCTTAAAATGTAACCGGTTAAAATGAGCTTTTTGTCTTTAAAAATTTGGATGTTATGAAACGATAAAGGACGGTATAACTCACGGTGTTCTATATTTTTTGGGTCGAAATAACCATCAAACGAAAATGTAGATGCAATTGCATCGTAGGTCAATTCGATTGATACGTTGTTAAAATTCGTATAGTTTTTACCGTTAATCTTTATCTCTAACATAATTAAATATAATATGCTATTTTACGCCCTTTTTTTATTTCAAAAAGCTCATCCAAAGATAAGTTATTTGTATCAATTAAAAACTGTATATTTTCATCTTCTTTGTCTAATCCGTAAAATCTGTGAGCTAATAAAATAGGGTTGCTGTCCTCTTCGAGTGCTACAACTCGCTCCTGTTTTGCGCCAAACGAATAATCATAAATGTTCGCCAACGTTTCCATCACCAACGCATTTACGTTTTGAGCAACGTCCGTATCAGCAGTATAACCGCCTTCAACGTCAGACCTCACCGCCTGATTACTGTCTAGGTTAATCAAATAGGTTTCGTAGGCACTTCTCACACTATCCATTGCATTCACAACGTCACTTCTTAACTTGTAATCACCATCGTTCGGTGTCATTGTAGCATTTGCCATACCTGCCACAACTGCGGAGGCTTGGCATTCGTAAACTATAATAGTATCTTTTGTTTTTTTGCGCAAAATAATAGCCTCAATATTCGATAGCAATTCTTTTGCAATTTTAATGCGGTCGTTAACCGACTGCACTACTTCTACGGGATAGTTGATAACGTCAATTATTGACCGCATCACGTCAATTGGTGCTTGTATTGCATCGTCAATCATTGATTTTGCCTTGCTTACTTTGACTTTAAATTCTGCAAAATCTTCGCTTAAAGTCAAGTATTTTGAAGAGGTGGAATCTATCTTATCAACAGACTCTTTTAATGTAGTTTTAAGGCTCGCATCAATAACGGGTATCTGAGCCTCAAACGTTTTTGAAGCCATTAAATTAACGTCACCCTGCAATTCTGTAACTCTGTCGTTTGATAACTGTTTTTGAAGCGGGTATTTATTGGATAACGTCTCCCAAACTTGTATTTTAAAAATGGTTGTGTTTAGCGTTGTTTTGTCCTCTTCTATTGATATTGGCTGTACATATCTTTCACCCCAATAAGGATGGATTAAAGTCCAAAAACGCTTGTCATCTGCTGAGGTTTGGAATTTACTTGCAACGTCTAAATGACTTGCACCTGTAAAAAATAAAGTTAAATCATATTGGTAACCTTCTGGTTGCTGTCTATCTACGAGCGTACCAATAATATCAATGAAGTTATACGATGAGGTGTTATATTTCTTTGTTCTTTTGGCTTCCTTCCACAACGGCTTAAAGCGTTCGCCATCGCCTAATACTAATTCTACTTCAACGTTTTGTAATTGCTCTATCCAACTCATTTCATTAGTCTTTAAAGTATTTCTTAAATTGACGGTTAACGGCTCGCTTGTAAAATCTTTGTGCGTTGATTGTTACCGATTTAGTGGCTGATTTCTCTACGAAGTTAGTCGCTTCAACGTTTACTTTTTGCCCTTTTTTACTTGTGTAAATCGCTTTCAAACGCATATCTACACCGCCTTTATTTGGCTTAAATTGAGTGGTTCTAAATAAAGTGCCACCGTGCCAAAATAACATTTTTAGTTTTTTACTCATAAACGCATCCGCCACAAATTGTGATTTTTTAGAACGTTTACGATTTGCCTTTGAACGGTCAATTTTCGGCAAATTAAAGTAAAACTGTTTTGATATTTTACCACGATTTGAACCGCCTACACGAGCGTTGTTAAATGGTACATTTTCGTGAGAATAACTACCGCCTTTTTCTTGTAAATCAAACGTTTTGCCAGCTCCCTTATCAATCATACCCGCACTTGCAACCATCGAATTGACATCGAACCCATCAGCCTTGTCAACTTTAGAAAAGTTTTTGATGAAATTCTTATTTCTGATGGTAAACGTTACATTACTATTGGTAATCAACTGTTTTTGTTTAGTATCAAATGCTAAATCGTTCAATGTTTGCCTAACTGCAACAGGATAAGCCGACCGGTGCAATCCTTTGAGTGCTTCGGTCAACTTGTTTAATCCTGATAAGTCGGCGGTTAGTTTATACATTTACAAGTCGTTTTATCGCCATATAGTCAAATATAAGCAAAGCTGAACTAAGCGGGTCTGCCACAAGGATAGTAAACCCATCCTTAAACTTTTGCACACTCCTAATTTCAATCCCGTTTCCCTGCATTATTGCATAGGTAAAATAATAATCGGTATCCGGAAATGGGGTATTGTAATAAAATGTAAAAGATGCAACATTGCCGGGTGAGGTCCCCAGTGTAATTGTGCCCATTTGTGAGTTATCTGCGTTTACAAATCTATAATAAGATTCGGTTTTTGTGTAGGTATCTGCTAACCCTGCTTCTAAACTATCAATATCACCCTCCGCAGTAGTTAACCTACTATTAATACCACTAACTGTGTTATTAGTTGCTTCAATATTGCTTTGCAACGTCCCAAATCTAACGTCGTTAAACACCAATTTAGAGCCATCCCATCGCAATATTTCAACCCAATTAGTAGTATCAATGTTTGGCGCTGTGTTTGTATTTGTAAATGTTTTATGATAGTAAATAGCGTTATTGTACTGAACGAATTTTACACTAGAATAATCAACCTTTGTGTTTAATGAACTCCATTTTGGGATAGAATTTTGAAATAAATTAGATAAAATCTGGAACCCGTTTGTTTGGTTATCAGGTAGCCCACTTGGGTCGTCCCCAAAACTATACGCTAACTTGTTAAACGTTTGCACTATATCACCATACAAAGCCTCAACAACAGCCGTGCCATTAATTCCCGGCGCATTATCAACTATTACACCATAGGGATAGTCTGCTGTAGATGCGCCCATATTTGGCACTTGATTTAAATCTCTCATATATATTGTGTTATTAAAAACCCAACTAAATGTTGACCTTTTAAAGTTAATATTAATTTTCTAAATTCTTTCTCTCGTTCTGCGGGTATGTATGCCACATTCGGAAAACTACTGCCACCTATAAAAAATGTAGCTCGTAACTGTTCATTTGTGTAAACCGGTGGTACTTCGTAGGCTTTATTGTCGTGGTTAGTTATTTGCGAATCATATTTAAACCCCGTTGACCCGTGTGTTGAAATTCCATGAATTGCTAACCCGTGTTGAGTAAATTCGCCCGAACCGTCCCCCGGATTAATTACCGTATAACCGCCCATCCCATCACTAAACTTATTAGGGTGTACGTAAACATTAAAACCCGCTTTTTGTAGCTGATTTTGAAAATACAATAAAGACATTCGACCTTTGCACGCCCCCGGCTGATTTAGTTTTCTGCTTATATTTGCTTTTCTGATTTCTAAATCTTCACTAGTTTGCAACGCTAATCGTTTCTCCCACACGGTCGCATCAGCCTCCGTAAATTGGTCATTATCGGGTAGTATTGTGTTTAAAATCCCCTTAGTTTCAACGATTGCCGTGTTTACGTTTTCGTTTATAGCCTCCATAACCAACGCACCATTTTTGCCGTTCGGAAATTTAAACGCCCGACCGGTTGGAAATAGTTGTTTTGTGAGTTTATCTAAATTCATACCGTTACAATTACACTATTTGGATAAGGTATATTACCGTTTGTAAACCTATAATTTGCCAACTCAATAGAGTCAACCGTCATCACTAAATTAGTAAATGTTTGTTCAACAGGCAAAGCACTAGTAACCACACCTACTAATCTTTGAGCTGATAGGTTTGATAAATCGGTTAAATCAGCACCCGCCACATAAGGTCTGATTGTTTTTAAATATGTTTTTAACGCTGCTAAAATCAACGTTTGCGCCTCTGAAATATTACCGGTGTATTCTGTAATTTCTACACCTATATTTTTAATCGAAACAGGCAAATAGTTAATCTCATAAATCCCCATCGGCAAACGTCCCCTATCGTTAATATCTTTAGTCGTGTCGGGGTCAAGTTCTACCACCGCTTGCACATTGTCAATTATTGTTTGAGTTGGAACTCCATCACCTGCAATACTGTCCTCCTCAGTAGCTTCGATATATAGGTTAATCGTTCCCGGTGTGGTTACGAATGGGTAAACCTGCTCCACTCCCTGCGCATCACTGGACCATAAACGATAATCACCACTTGCGCCACCTTGAGATTCAGTTCTAAAAGCTAACATTATTTTAGCTCTGTAATCTTCTAAGTCCTCAGCATTTAAAGGAGTTTCTAATTCTGTGTTAACTATTGCTTTGCCGTCCGCATTTAACATCGGTTCGGTTGCATTCAATATATCACCGGGTAACAATTGAGCTACTAATCCGGGCGTTAAAGCTCGCACAGTAATCAAACCTACTGAGCTATCGAATGTAAATGATGACTCATTAGAGTAGTTATAACCGTTTGAGGCTTTGAAAATTACACCCTCACGAATAACACCGCCAATAGTTCCGGTCACATCCAATAAATAGACTCCCTGAGATGCCGGAAATGGGTCACGTCCCAACCTCGCACGCCCGAACCGTTCCAAAGTACCACCGTTTAACTCACTTTCTGCTAAATCAGCAAAACTATTTTGTTGGATTCGTGCAGCGTATAAGTAAACTAATCTTAATTCACCAGCTAAAACCTGCGAAATGGTGCGAAAAGTAGATTTTAAACCTCTGTTAATCGTTCCAAATCGGGTTTCAAATGCCGACAAAATAGAGTTCTGTAAATCGTTTAATTTTGGTGTATTCATCTTATAAGTCCTTCCAATATTCGTTATCAAACCACGCCCCTAAGTCATCCCAAATGCCATTGCGTAAAATCCAAAGTTGAGAAATTACACCGCCGTTTTTATCTGTGTTAGAGTCGTTTATATCTGTATTTTTTGTGCCGTCCCAAAGTATTCTAAACCGTTTTTCGCTCACTTCTTTTGGTTCGGTTAACCCTATTTCAATTAACACCTTGTCAATCCCTGCAATAGATACAGCCACATCAACCGTCCCCAATTTGTTCAAAAATTTCAAGTCGTTTTTAACCGATTGTTCAATTTTTATACGTCCGGCACTGTTTAACGCCACTAAATCCAACGTTTTTTCAGTCTCAGAATTTAAGTATTCGTCTGGATTAGCGTCTAAAAACTGATTTCCCCAAAAATCAAACCGTTGCTCGTTAATGCCTGACTTATCGCTTGTACTTTCGGCTCGATTGCCACCAAATAAACCTATGTAAATCTGATTCCATAACGTCATTGTTTGCCAAATATCATTATTTTGCACCGACATATCCCCCCCATTCAACGTTTCATATAATCCTATATCCATAATTAAAAGGCGTTAGATGTTCCGTTTACTTTTATAGGTATGCCACCCGGCGACCCTGAAACCGTTGACCTATTTTTAGGGTCGTTAATATTTATATCCACGTTTTGACGGCTTTCGTTTATTTGCGTGTTTGTAACCTCATTTTGAGTGGCTTGTGTATTGACCGCCTCTGGTGGCGTTTGAAATTCGCTACCAGTTGCGTCTAAACCCGCTTGAAAGTTGCCCAATTTATCCATAATTGGAGAAATAACACCTCCCAAACCGGGTATTTTAGATAACATTTTTAGAAAAAACATCATAGGGTCAATTAAACTTGACAATAAAACTGCTCCTATTTTCTTCAATCCTTCTAAAAATCCACCGTTTGCAAATGAGTTTTTAATGGCTTCCCAGCTATCCCAAAGTTTTTTAATAGCATTTACAAGCATTAAAATAGGTGCTAAAGCTATGATAAATGGCATTAACGCTGCTTTAACCCAAGTAGGTGCCGCCATAAATTTTGCTTTTAAGTCATCCCAATATTTTACAAGTAATACTATAACTGCAATAACTGCCACAATAGCCACTACGATTAAACCTATTGGGTTTGCTGTCATTGCAGCATTCCACGCCCATTGTGCCGCGGTTGCCACATAAACCATCGAACGATAAGCCTTTAACGCTATCACATTACCTTTTAAAGCTATTGCACCTTTGCCGGCTATAATTGCCTGAGCTGCTAAAGCTACGTTATAGGCTAAAGTGCCTAAGGTTACCAACTTATAAGCTAAATACATTGGTATTAATACCGATGCAACGGCCGCAATTAATCCAATAATCCAACTAAGGTTATTAGCTAAAAATCCCAACACTCCTGTAAACATTGATATACCTACAGAGCCTTGTGTAGCTCCTACAATTGCATTATCAAAGGCGTTTTTTAGCTCTTTTATTTTGTTGGCTATTGTTGCCGAGTTTTTCGCTGCTTGTTCCTCCGCTTTTGAAGTATTTTCAATCTGTTTTACCCAATCTTCATACGTCCCTAATTGGTCAAAAATTACTTTTCCTGCTGTAATGTTTTCTTTGCCAAATATTTTTGACATCGCCACACTGTCGTTCTGTATTTTTGATAATTCACGGAGGCGGTCGGCTGTGCTTAAAGTCTTATCACTTAATACATCTAAACTAACACCATTTCTTTTAAACGCCTCCATAGCCTCCGAAGATGCACCTTTAGAAGTATCCATAAAAAGTAGTAAGTTTCTCGATGCCGTGCCAAGTTCCTCAGTAGGTAATTTTTTACCCAACACTTGAATTAATGCAATAGACTCTGGTAGTGTAGTATTCATTGAGTTTGCGACCGCTCCAAACTTACTAAGCGCGTCAACTGATTTTTGAGTTGAAACCTGACCTACTATTTCACCCGCCGTTAATTGTTGAACGGTTTGATTTGCCGATTCTGCACCCAAATTAAATTGGTTCATAGCTCCTGTCAACGCTTCCAACGCCGGTTGTACTTGCATTCGTGAGGCTTTTGCTAGTAACACACCCGCCTCTGTAATTTGTCCTAATGCCTTTGGGTCGCTCAAATATTGTGACATAGCAGAGCCAACAGTTTGGAAACCGTTGGCTATTTCTGACGCTGACATTTTAGATTTTGTTGCTAAGTCAAGAACCTGACCTTGCATATTTTCAAGTGCTTTACCACTAACTCCAGTTACTGCGGATAGCGAAGCCATTGAGTCATCAAACTTTACTATTGCATCGCCTGCCATATATGCTAAAGTGGCGATTGATGCAATACCTACCATTGACTTAAGTTGCCCACTTATACCACCGAGCGAACCTTTTAATCTGTTTGCATCCTGCTCAACTTTTTTAAAAGCGTTGCTCGAACTTGCTGCGAATTTACGGTTACGCTCTTCCATTTTGGATAGCACACCCGAAAATTTATCTACTGCGGAAAATCGTGCAACGGCGGAAAAAACAGTCATAACAAATAGATTGTATATTTTGCCAAATATACAAAAAATATAGTTACTAAAGTTTGTTATTATATTTTAAGTTAATTTTTACCAATTTATCTATTCTATCCGTTGCCCTATTAAACTCTGAAACGGTTAAAAATTGAGCCTCAAATAGTGATAATAGTTGTTTTACTGATACTTCATAGCTTTTTATTTTCGCCTCGTTAAATGCTATGTTTTTAGCCTTTAATTGAGTTGATAATGATTGACTAGAATAGTAGTTTAGTTTGACGAAATGGGGTAGCATAGTTATTGATTTAATGATTTGTATTCATTTAAAGCCTTTTCAATCCCAATCCTAATAGCTTGGTTGTTATCACGCAAAACTCCTGCTAATAAAGTAATATTTTCGTGTATTTTATCTCTTAATTTTAATTGTTCTTCATTTGCTTTTTGCCAATCATTAACCCCGCAAGCATTTTGTATATTCTGAGCTGTAATCGTTATTCCTCTGTGGTATCTACTTTTATTTGAACAATTTTCATATAAAGCACCTGCCATTTTTTTATAAGAGTCTCCCGAACTATTTCTATATTTTAATAATTCATCTAATAAAAATTTGTACGCTTCAATTTTTAATTTTGGGTCAATAGCTAAAGCCATATCCATAAAAATAAGCGGGTGCGCCCACGTTTCTCCACTCTTACCTCTTTTACTTGAGATAACTTCTTTTTCTTCTTTTTTAATTTCTTCAATAAATTCTTTTGTCGGCTTTGAATTTATCCACGAATTAAAATTAAATAAAGCCATCTTATTTGATGCTCTATAAAAATTACCTGCTTTTTCTAAATCGTTTAAACAGAAAAAACCAGTTTTTGAATTTTGTCTAACTTTGCAATCAAACAAATTTCTAACCATCATTACTTGTGTTTCCATACTGTAAATATATTTAATTTGTACAAAGATAAAAATAATTTACATATTACAATAATTTATGTACAATTTATTTATATTTATTTTGCATTTTTATAAAAACGGGTTTTATCGCTTTTATAAAATCCTAATTTTCAACTTGTTCTATAAACGTAGATATATCTACGTTTATAACTTACTCATTTTCAATACTCAATTTTGAGCAAAAAAAAACCACCTATTACAGTGGCTTCATTTTTTCGGTAACGTCTTTTCTAATTGCTTATTATATTCTAGTATATCATCGTACCAATAGAATAAACCGTGATTATCTACTCTATCAAAATACATACTATCAACTATCGGAGGTGTCCACTTATAGAACCGGACAACGGATTTGACAACGTGGTCAAATCCGAGTCCCTCCTCTTCTATAAAAAATAAACAGCAATTGAAGTGGCTCTATCAAAGTCGGGTGCCGACTCTAATTTTTTAATAATTCCTTTGGGCTGATTTGTCAATTGTGCAATAAGCCCAATTAAACGACCTTCGCCATCGTTCGCGCTAATACCTTTCATAGCCTCCTGACGTTCACCTGCGGTCAATCTAAACTTAAAGTCTAACGATTTAACGCCGTCACCATCGCCAATTATAGGCCACACTAATTTTAATTCCATCGTGTTATCTTCATTGATAACCAAATCGCCATCTGTGATAGCTTCTAAGATAGTTTCTTCACTTCCTAGATTACCCTCACGTTTCTTTTCACCAATTCTACGAGCTTCCGCCCACTTGTTAAAGTCGTTCTGTGCGACTTCAAATGATACTTTTGTCATAATTTTGCTGTTTATGATTAATAAAAAAACCGACTCCCATTTCTGAAAGTCGGTTCAAATATATAGAAAATTTATTAAAGTTTTTCTAATTTTCCACCACCTGCTACTTTAAAGCCGGTTACTGTGCCTGCGTTTTTGTTGCCTTTCAAATCCCCACTGATTGAGCCGGTGCCTTTGTAAACTGTACCGTCCAAAAATGAGAACGTCCACGGTGCTTCTACAGTACTATCTGCAATTTGTTGCAAACTTTCCAACGTATCTGGGTCTGATGCCCAACCAACCGGAGGACAAGCAACGCTCCAACGTTTGCGGTTCATTTGTTTGATGTTAGTGCCTGCGCCCGTTACCGAGTCGTCACCATCTGCAACAACGTAACCGCCAAAGTCGATTTCCACATCTTCGCTACCTTTCGGGTCGAATCTAAAAGAGCCTAAAGTCGGGTGATTGACCGTTATTTCTATTAAGTCACCTCCTACATATGCCATAATTTTATATTTAAAAAGTTAAAATTAAAATGCAAAATTAGCCTCTGCATCTGTTGATGCTATTCTTACCGTTCCGGTGCGCTTGTACTTAAATGTACTATTTAAGCGGTCTGGATTTGAACCGCTCACTTCCACAACTAAAGACTCTTTGCTAAAAGCTGATTGAGTAATTAGCGCGCGTTGTGCGAGGTCGTCAAAGTATTCAAACAAAATACCCTTCCATTGTTTCGGCTTAATCACATTTGCAACCGTGATAAAGTCATCATCACCCGCAAGGGCTTTGTCTTTAACGTTCGCTTGCTCAAGTAGTAAGTAACCAAATCGGATATTCCAATCTAAAATAAGATTTCTTGAATATCTGAATTGTGGAGGAATTTCACCCGCCGGACGGTAAGTAGTTACCATATCTTGAACGGTATATACTCCATTCTCTAAACTTACAGTAGATGCACCATTTTTAACTAAATAATCACGGCTATCATAATCAGCCATATCGCCAATTAATCCATCTGAAGGCACTGGCATATCTAAATAAGCCTGACCATTTACATCTAAGTGAGGTGTATCTTGTGCGGTGCGCGCCATAAGCAAAATAACATTTGCAGCAGCTTCCCAATCAAACCCTTTTGAGTTTGGCGCGGGTGCTAGTACGTTTGTTACTTGGTTCATTCTTGCTGATGCTCCCGTAATTGCTACGATTGCATCCTTATCGCTTAAAGTCGAACCCCAAACAGCTACAAACGGTTTGAAAACAATACCGGTGTAACGTCCCGTTGGTGTTGTTGCTGATGGTGTACCATTAAACGCTTCAAGTGCGGCGTGTTGTGCCGTTCCGTAAGGATTTAAAACGATGGTATTCCACTCATTACCAAACTGAGTTAATGAAGTCGCAATAGACTCCGCACCGGCTCCTGAAACTTTGTTATTTACAACATAAGTTAAACCGCTTGCATCGCCTAATGTGTTTACAGCAACGTCTAAGGATGCTGATGTTGCTCCGTACCATTTTGACGCAATTGTAACTACTCCTAATAAGTTAGTAGCTGTTACTGGTGCGTTGGTCACATTGTTAATTGCATCTTTGATTTTGCCACCAATAATAGTAGGCGTGTCGGTTGATGCAATAATAAATTCGTAATATTCACCATCTACGTTATCACGTCCGTTGATAATTAAACGGTGTGCAACGTTCTTGTTAGGCGTTCCGCTTACCGTTACATCAATAGTTGTTCCAGTGCTACCATTTGCCTCCAATTGTGGATAGTAAACGGTAGGAATACCACCAATACCACCACCAAAAATAGGGCGCAAAATACGAGCTATTTGATGAGCCGGTGAGCCGTAACCCGCCACATCACCAATCTCGTTGGCACTTGTAAAATTAATAGGTGTCGTTCCTACAGTTGATTGATTAGCGTGATTTGCTGGTCCTAAAATAGCAACACGCATTGGCAAATTTTGCCCCCCAACTTTAGAAACTCCTTTGGTTATTTTGTAACCAACTACCCTACTTAATCGTTCAAGTCCAACAGCATTTGAAATATCTGCCATTTTATGAGTTTATTAATTGATAATAATAACCTTTATTTGTTTGTTCAATTGTAACAGTTGTATTGAGCTGTGATAGGTCAATTGGTGCAACTCCATCTAAAGTAGAAATAGTTTTAACCGTAAATTTAAGCCTTAAAATACCACAACGACTGCCGTCTGTCAATTCGCCTTGACCTGAATCAACTCCTGTCACTTCTGTGTGAAATATGTAAGGCTTTAATTGTAGATTTGCATAGGCTGAATGGTCTAAAATGTATTGAATGTTCCTGATTAAGTTCCAATTTGACTCCGTTACAACTTGTTCCGCATCTTCGTCATCTGTGTAAACTTTATAATCATAAACATCAATCGTATAAGTAGCATCTACGTTTCTTTGACCCCTAAACTTATCATTATAATTCACACTCGCAATTGATAAATTGATTGCCGGGATTTCCGATAAATTAAAAGGTCGTGAACGTTCCATCCATATTTTTTCAAATGATAAGGCGGTGTTATCTTGCAAAGTCGCTTGGTTATCCAACTCATCTAATAAGATAGATGCTATCTTATCTCTGATTTGCTGAAATAAATCCGCTGTTACTGTTGTGCTAATTACTGCCATATCTTCCTACTGTGCAAACGATTAACCCTAATGTTTCTGATGGTTTTGTCTGAACTATTTTATAAGTTCTACTCGTTCCGGTGCCGTCAATCCAACTAATCAACCACCCGTCTAAAGCTACCACGCCTTTAGTATTTCTAACGGTTAAACCTTTAGAGACTAAATCGTTTTCACTTAAAAGAACGTGTGAATTAGTGCCGTTGATTGGTGCGCCGTCCCCATCAAACTCTAAATGATGGCGCGAAGTGATTGCATTTACTTCAATAGGTTCAACGCTTGGAGGCGTTAACGTACATAATACGTTAAACCCCCCGCGTGTTACTATCATTCGTGCATCTCTTATCGCTCTATCAATGCTCATTTGTTACTTTTTTACTTTTTTACAGGTTGCTTTTTTGCAACTGGTTCGATTTCTGTAGGTGCTTCGATTTCAGTTTTCACCTCTTCGATTGCATCCGATTTTAACAAGTAATCAATGTCATTCAACTGTTCCTCAGTTGGTAAGTCGTTGTAATTAAACAACAACTTACCTTTACCTGAAATTTGAATACATTTTACTCTAAAAATGCGTCCCATTATGCTAATACTTGTTTGTTAAAGATAGCATCTACTTGTGTAGGGATTGGCAAACCTGCTGATTTAACAACAAATGTATGATTTGCTAATTTGTTATCAACAAAATTGTCGATTAAAAACTCGCCAGGTGCGTAAGAGATATACTCAGGAACGCCAACATTTTGAGATGCACGAGCTAAGTGAGGGACACCCGCATAAGCGAAGCTAAACGACATATCATTTGGTAAAATGATAATTTGTTTCTCCGGAATAAACGGTGTTTTACCTGTCTTATCCGTACCCGGTGCGTTGTAAAATTGCTCATAACCCCAAATATTAAAGCTATAAGAACCTGCCGATACGCGACCTAACAGAGTTGAACCTGTACCAAATTGGATAGGTGATACAATATTCATCAAGTTTATTCTCAAAAGGTTAGCTTTTTTCTGAATTACTGGATTGTTAATGTACTCGTTCCACGCTTTTGAACCCATAATCACGTTAAACTCACCACCTGCATACAATCCTTGTGTGCGGATGAATTTTGCACCCTCTTCAAGAGTTACGTCTGGGTCAACGGTGTCAACATCCCAAGTTGCTCCACTGCCTAAAACAGCTTTAGATGATGCTTGACGGTTAAAGTCAATGTTATCAGCATTGGCAGTCGTGATAATACCGGTTGTTAAAACCTGCGCGCACATCAACTCATACTTACGGTTGATTTTGTCTTTCAATAACTGAATCTTTTGAGCCGCCTCATCTAATACCATTGCGAACTGGTCACCTGATACTTCGTTAGACATTCCAAAAATACGGTCGTAACCGTCCAATTCATTAAGGATAAAACCCTCATTGAAATAAGGCGGGGTGTAAATCTTTTCAGTTGATTTATCCCAACGGTTCATATTTCCTTCTGCTCCGCGCATTACATCTACTGCAATAGGTTCTCCGTGACGCTTTACCTCAATAGATACGTTCTTTGCTGACGTTGTTTTCGTCTTAAAAAACGATTTTAAAAAACCCGTAGGGCTTGGAGTGATTTCCAATTTTTCGACTAAATACTTTGTAAATAGTCCCCTAACTTCTGATGCTGGTATTCCCATTTTCGTAGTTATGTTTAGTTATCGTAAAAAGTTGAATCACTAACAGCAACTAATTTGATACCTAAAGTATCTGACTTAATTCTGTCACCAATTTGTTTATCTTCAACAACAGTAGTGATAACGTCTGTACCGTCAAAGATAAGTGCTGTTGATAGCACATCACCTGAAATACAAATGTTTACTGATGCTTCCGCTGTGGTTAACAAAGTAACCTCCTCTGCTAAGATGCCTACCGGATATTGACTTCCGTCTGTTCCTGCACTTGCTAAAGGTACTAATTTGCCTGTTGCTGCCACTTTACCTAGCACCGTTCCAACGGCAAAAGTAACAGTAGTAAGTGCTGCATTTTTTAAAGTACCAACTTCAAAACGATTATCACCTAAAAAGGTCTTCGCTCTGTTGGTGTCGGCTGCAATAAAATTATCGGTAGCCGTTCTAATTGTGATTTCGCTCATCTCTATTTAGATTTAAGTGTTAAACCTACGTTGCTTAATGATGCTTCAATTTCGGCACTCATTCGCTTCGCCTCCGTTTCGCCTTTATCCGCGTCATCCGTTTCAATTGGCTTTGGGTTTTCTGTTTGTTCTGTTGCATTGGCTTTAATCTTAAAAGATGCCATTGCAAACTCCGACCTCTGTGTTTCGCTCATCGCTTTTCCAGACTCAATACCCGCCTTAACCAGTTCGGGACTTGTTTCTGCAAAAACTAAAAACGAACCAACTCGGTCACGTTCCGCATTGATTCCGGCTTGTTTGCCTTCCTCAACTACCTGAGCATATAAGCTCGGGTGTTCCGCTTTAAATTGTTCGATTGTCATTTTTACGTTATTTTTAATTACTCCCGAACCGTTCGGGGTGCCGTTGGTATCATTTTGAGTGATACTATTTTGTTTGCCTTGAAACGTTGCATAAATTTGCATAGCTGTTTCAAGTTTTGCTTTTACTCCTAAATCTAGTGTTCTGATTTCGGTTACTAATCCGATTGCTTTTGCATCTTTTGGCGAAACAAATACATCATTTCTAACGTCCGATTCAAACACTTTTGCAATAATTTCTTTTGATAGTGCGCTATCATTAAAACGGCTCTTCATTTTCGCCTTAAATTTAGCATTCATCTCTTTTAGTTTAGCCTGCTCTTGCTCGCTTGACTGATACCACTCCGGATAAGATGCCTTGTGAAACATAAAGTCACTCATTTCACTTGCTACCACGTTATTTGCCCAAAGGCACATAAACGCACCCATCGAATAAGCGTAACCATCAACAAATATAGTTGTTTCGCCTGTTCTATCGCTTAACCGTGAAAGTATAGCATAACCATCAATTACATTGCCACCCGGTGTATTCATTCGCAACGTCAACGCGTCACCATCTTCAAACTCGTTAATCTCTTCGACTAATTCCGCGGCCACCTCATCCCAAATAGGGGTGTATAGGTACAATTCTTTCTTTGCCTTAATTTCCGGTGTTTCCATTTTGCGGTATATTAGGTTGTTCGGGTATAATTAAATCGGTTGCTCTTTCAGCCTCCTGTTTGTAATTCTCAATATTCTGATTGTAATCACCTTCGCCTAGTCGTCTAGTTGACTTAGTAAAAGTGGTTAACGGTACATTCTCATTTATTTTACCTAGTTTCAATCGTTCTGCTGTGACCTCTTTTACGGGGTCAACGTGAGGCATATTAGGACCAGTAAACTCACAAGTTTTATAAGCTTCAAGTAGTTCAAAATCAGCATTTACAAGTGCAGTAATGTAACCAGGTATATTGATTTTATTCAATAGTACCCTAGTATCTAACCAAAAACCAAAAATAGGCTTGTAAAATGATACTGCAAAATCCTCACGTTCAACGCTAAATTTAAACTCACTCATTTTAGTAGCCATTCGCGAAGCTGAATAATTTGAGTCGTATTTGTTTAAAACGACCTCCGGTGCAACTCCAATTGTGGCGCAAATAATACCAAAGTTAGGTGTAAAAAAATCATTGAAATTAGTTTCTTTCTCTGATTTAAACGATACTAACTTTTGCCCTGCTCCCAAACTAAACGCTAAATTTTTTGTAGATGTTGCTACCTTTGTGGCTGTTGTATCGCCTGCGCTTGACTCTGTTTCTGGTACTGTTCCCTGACCTGACCTATTAGCATTTACAATAGCATTAGTTAATGGGTTTGAGGCTATTTCACCTTTCTCGGTTTCAACTGCATAAACCACTTTTGCTCCCTCTTCCGCGCTTGCTATGATAGCCTCTTTGTAACGACCTAATTTTTTAAGTTCTTCAAGCACCACCGCAAATAGTGGCATTCCTCGTGTGTCGTCAATACGGTATTTTGAGCCGTAAACCAACCACGCTAAAGGTCTTTGAGTTTTTGAATGATATGCAGCAACTCGCTCAAATTTGCCGTCCTTATTTCGGACGTGAAAAGCAACGTGTTTACCTTTTTTGTCAATCTCAACGCCACATTTGATAGTATTACCTAAACTTTTTGCAGTGCTTAACGTTGCTGAGTCTGTTGGTGTCATTATATGTAACCCATCAATCAACTCAATGTTTGGATAAATACCATCATATCGCATTATTACCAATACATCACCCCCCACAATTGCGTTTAACTTGCATTCGTGAGCTATCTGATTGAGGTTCTGCATCCCATTATAAGCGGGTTTCTTTGAGTTGGCGAAGATTTGCCATAAATCTTCAACGTCATCTGTGTAGGTATCTCTGTTGAAAGTGCTATCAAATTTCAAAATGTAACTATCAATAGGCTCACTATTCAAGTTTAACCCTTTGCCAACTACCCATAATAGATAGTTTCGGATAATCATTTGAGTAATATCACTTTCATAATAAGACTGCCACGAACGAATTGATAGACTTCTAAAATCAGCTAAATAGTTGATAGGTGCGCCAAGTTCACCCCAATTCTTCTCACCATCCCACAACTCAGTATATGATGGATAAGGCTTATAACTGTAGTCGTTGTATGCTTGTGGTTGATTGGCAATAAATGAAGCCTCAGACTCACGCCTTAATACGCTTGCATCTTTTATATTAAATCGCTGTTTTATGCTGTCAATTATACCCATTATCTATGTCTATTATTAAATGAGCGTGCATCTCTCAATGATACGATTTGAGTTCCGTATAGTCTGGCTTGCATACGTTGATACATAGAATCAAACATATTGATAGCTTTTGCAATTGTTTCGGGGCTTCGATATGCTGTTCGTATGTTGATTTGACCATCATTGAGTGAATAGTCGGCAATATTAACATCACCCGCCGCCACAATCATTTGATTTTCAAGTGCTATAATGATGTTGTTTATCCGCGTCATTCTATCCAATGTAGATTGACTATCAGCAATATATAACGACTCCGAACTAAAATCAGCCATCACTTAAAAAATTTAGCCAAATATACTAATTATATTAATACATTATACAACACTTTTATAAACTTTCATAAAATAAAATTTATCAACTACACAATTTTTAGGCTTGTAAACCTCATTTATGTAATCAACTTTTTCTGCATATCGCATTAAATAATATTCATAACAAGTTTTATAGCAAAAATCATACTCTAGGAATGTACTTTTATTTAATTCACTTACTGATTTTAAAAATAAATCTTCAACGTCAAAAACCAAAGCATTTAATTTCGTCAATTCTTTAACTAATTCTCTTTTTTCGGCTCTGTTGCGAGGGCGGTTAATTGGCTTAACTGCTAAATTAATTATCTGGTCCATTGTTTTAAAAATTATTTTTGCATAATTATACTTACAAAAGTGTGCCAAGTAGCTTTTTTTATTTTGTTTTCACGGCAAACCAAATCTACAAATATATCGCGAACAGCACCGCAATATAAGTCAGTATCCCAAAAGTGATTTTGTGCGCTCGAATGTTTTTTAACCCACCGCGCCGCAATAGCTGTGCCGTTATCGTTTATCTTTACATCCCTGCGCTCACCAGAATACTGGTTAAAAAACTCAATAGTAAATTTACCATCGTTAGGTTGTGGAAAATTCATAAACCCGTACGGCTGTGGTTCGTTTTTGTCGTGCCACGTTAACGCGATACGGTCGCTTAATCTGTCTTTGAGCCTATTCGACTGCAATAAATATAAACCTGCTTGCTCAATTGACTCTTTAAACGGTGGCAAATTGCTATCGTAAGCGGTAAATTTATTATCCTCTGTACCTTTTAGCGCAAATATCAATGGTGATTTAGCAATAAAAACATTTGCAAATGAAGTATGAAAACCAACATCAACGCCGGTCGCTAAAGCCTTAATATAATATCCTTCATCTGTTTGCCATTCTTTATTAACGATATCAAAAAAAACATCCCATACATTATTGCGCGCTTCATTTCGATAGGTCATCACTTCGCGGTCGTCTAATGTTTTGGATTTCCTCCCCTGATATGTACCGATTGAACCGTGGTCAATACAGTAGCTCGTGCCGGTTTCGCTCCATCCCATAACCGTATAATCTAAGCGCGCATCATCGGTAGTTCCGTTTAAATCGGCTCCAATTGTGATTAAAACGATTGAGCCGTTACCGTCCTCTTTTGATAATTTGCACGGCACTACTCCCGGCATATATTCGTTCCTGGTATTTAAAGCTAAATTAAGCGCATCAATAGAACGCCCGCGCTCTTCATAAGTTTGACCTAAACAAATGTTTTTGAACGTCTTTAGTAAATGAATTATCGGTTTACCTCCGTTTTCTTTGGGCCATACATCACACCAATCTTGAGCAAACTGCGCCCACGAATAAGCTCCCGGCGGTGCGTATAATCCTGAAATATGATAACTACGAAAATACATTGCGCGAGCTTTCGCTGACGGCTCCCATTTGCCGGCTAAATTCATTTCGTACTTAAACTTTTCATCTATAAATCCACCGCAAAACTCACAAATATAACCTACTGAGTCGGGATAGACTAAACCACTATCACCGTCCTGTTCATAAATTATACCGGCTTTACCTGATTTATGAATTGATTTATCAACGTCAACGCTCCATTTTAACGACTGATACGCACCACAACAACTGCACGGGATTTGATAATAACGTTGGTCGCCTTTTAAAAATAACGGTTCAATTACAGAAGTCTGTTGAGTTACTGGAGTGCTTATGTAAAAAATCTTAGCAGTATCACCAAAAGTTGTAAAACGACCATCAACCAATTTTATCAAACTACCTTCGCGCTCGTCTGCTACCTTCGCACTATCTAAGTCATCCAAAAAACCATACTTTGCAGAAAATTGTCGCATTTTACCTGCTGACTTCACGGACGTAGCAAGTAGCCTACCACCGTGAAACTCTTTCATTTTTTCAGTGTCTCCGGTTCTTTGGTTCTTTGCTTTATTTGCTCCGGAGTGAGCACCAATCAAATGGCGAACCCCACAACTATCTATTGCTGGGTCTATCTTTTGAGTCATTGCAGTACGAACCAACTCATCATCGGCCGCCATCAATAGAATGTTTGATGGATATTGACTTATTATCCACGGGATAGCATTCTCAATTAAACCCGTTGACAATCCAATCTGTGCGCCTTTCATTATTGCAATTCGACTAACCGGCACGTCTGGTGATAAACAGTCCAATATCTCGCGAGCATAAGGGGTCAAGTTAAATGAGTATGGTCCCGGCCATCTAGTTTCTCCAGTCCCCATAAAACGATGTTTTTCGGCAAAGTCCGAAGGCATTAACCTTGAAACTTTTGTATCAAACGACTGTAGTAATTCTAATTGTTGAACAGTTAAACTCATAATTGTGCGTTTTCAGTGGATAACTTTTCAATCAATTCCTTTTGTGTTCGCTCGGTGGCGTTGTTCATTATTCGTTCTAGGTCGCTTGTGTACTTTGTTTTTTCGGTCAACGGTATTTTGTGAATATCCATCATTTTATACATCCACGTTTCTAAATCACGAAACAAACCTTTAGCATACGCGCTAGTGTATGCTGCCACCATATTTTTTGCCACGTCAATGTTGAGTAGTTTCCCTTCTTTCTGGTCAATCTCAATTTGAACCTTTTTTATGCTCAATAATTTTAAATCTAATTCCGCTTGCTGTTTCTGTGCAAACACACTTTGCTCTGAATTATCAAAGTCAATAGTAGCTTGGTCGGGTGACTGCTGTACTGATTTAAGTATAGATTTAATCTTTTGAGGCTTCGGGTCTGCTTTTTTTATAGTAATAGTTTCGGATTTTGGCTCTAAATCTGCCGTCTCTGCTCGGTTTTCTATATATAAGCTTCGCCAATGATTATACCAACTCTTATTACCTGTTACCTCTGTATCAAAATTGCCATCTTCATTCAAAAAAACCTTCCCGCGTTTTTTGTAAATGTATATGAATTGCCTAGGCTTCCCAATTAATTTTCCTAGTTCTGTTGGTGTGTAAATTGGCATAGTTTTAATTGTTTGTTACCACAAATATAGTCAATTTTTAATTTGTGGTAACTTTTAAAGGTAACAATAATATTATGTTGAACACGAATTGAAATCGGAGTTGGCACATAT